CAGGGCCCAAGGTGACATTTCACAAGCCAGGTACCTTTCAAATCAGTGGAGGAAATCCAAATGACCCAGGAGCAGCTTTCAAAAAACGCTGTACTGCAACTTTTACAAGTGCTAGCTTGCACCTCTAGAGACTCGAAAGGGGTGATGAAGAATGAGTAATTATGAACAACAGATGTTGATCCTTCTTGATGCCCTGGTTGGCGAAGTAGCTTCGATGGCGGAAGCGTACAAAGAGATGGCCGAGTTAATGCACAAACGCATTTGATTCAAATGACCATGCCACCCATGCCAACAAGAGCAGAGTCTTCGTAGGTAGCAATATCTTCAGAGTACAAATCTCCGGTGCCTCTTGCATATGTCATCCTGTCCAGAGTGTACAGCCCGACTCTAACGATTGGAGGGGCTCCGGTTCCAAGCCATGGTCTATCATAGAGCCATTTTCTTAAGCGTAATTGTGCAGGGGAATAATAACTATCATCACCGCCCGTCACAGCTTGAGGCAATCGCAATCGAGTATATCCATGCTCGAAGATGGGGATACGAAAGTTGGACCAATCCCAAGAAGTAGAAGACTCCCGTTTAGGATCAGCTACAGGGATTACGGCAGCTGGTGGAGTCGGTGGGAGTTTAGGTGGTGGAAGATAGTCTCGAATGGTTGGTGCCGGTTCGACAAATGCTTTGACGGATGTGTTGAGACTCCAAGTGTTGAAGGGATGCTCCCAGGAGTCAATCCAAAAGGACCAGCGAATCATGCGGTCCCCAACTCGTAGCTACGGTGAAGGCGCATTAGATATTCTAAGTCTGCTTCCTTTCCAATAGTTGCGGACAGAATGTAACGTGCAGCTGGAATAACGATGAATGAACCTTCCAAAAGATATTCACCCAGGGGGATGACGATTCTAGTACACCATAACTTTGCAGCTGTTGTGGGTGAACCTGATCCGAATTGCGTTTCATTAAGTAAAGTTAGGTTGCCTTGGGTTGCAGTCCATACAGTATTGTCATGGCCAAACATCCTCATGCGACCATAAATGATTTGTTGGAATTCCAATGGTCCTAAATGGAAACCTGGTGCTGTTTCATTTATCACCATATTAGTGACAAGGTCTTGAAACTTAGAAGTACCATCATCAGGCAGTCTCTCTTCAGTGATAATGTCCAATACCATTGCGCCTGTTTCTGTACTAGCTCCATCTTCTACCATTCTAAAGGAGCCAGACTCTTGTATGCTTATCTGATTAGGAAAGGTGGTTAAGTCGTCTCTATTGTAACCTGATAGGTCAATATAAGTCTCTGAGGAGATATGCGCCTGAGTCCCTCCTCCTATTACCCAGTCGTTAATATCAAAGGAATTAGCCCAAGGTTGCCCAGGGTATGGACCAGCCAGCCATGACCATTTGTAGTTCATGAACTCCTTAGTCATCAAGCGACGACCAGTTAAAGCACCAGTAGCATCTTCAGGCATATTCAAACCCCTTTCTTCTTCCACTTGATAGGCTTCATGCCTTTCGCTTTTCTTCCTTTATTGATTGCGAGTTGAGTCTTCCTCGTCATCGGTTTACCCTTTCGCTTTGGCTTTGGAGCTGCTGGCGAGGATGACTTCCTTTTAGGAGACCTGGGGGCTTTGCCTTCTTTGACAGTCCCGTCATGGATGTGAACATGTATTTCCATAATACCGCCTCAGTTGTCAGAGGCTGTACTCTGGATCGCAATGGCCATCCAATCTTTGGTTGAGAGTTTAACGACTCTGCATCGAATACGAGCGGTTACATTTACTGGTCCTACGCTGACGGCAGTCCCATCAACTCCAGCTACAAGGAAGAGAGTATCATTGACCACCATGAAAGACTCGCTAAGTGCATTAGGACCGAAGTTATCAGGATAAAGGTCAGCCATGTGGGAAACGATGTTATTGACATGGTCGATGTTTAGTGAACCCGATGCGATCAGCGAATGGTCATTTGCTACGATTAACTGAGTATCAGGATTACCGTCAGTGAGTTGTACATGGAAAGCACCATTGGCCACAGTGAATTGTGCAGCTGGACTTCCAAAGTCACTACCGCCCTGGTAGATGAAGTCCACAGAATCAATAGCGATCGCTTGACCTGTTGGGACATTTACATATGCACCCAGGTCAACAGTCCCTTGAACTCTCGCTCCATCAAGAGCAGCAGCCGCTAATGTTACGGTTTCAGTTAGGTAAAATGAGCCAGTCTTCGCAGTTGCCATAGTATCCGTAAAGAAACTCGGTGTATAAAAGTTACTTAGTGGCCCAGGCTCCTATACTCGGATTCTATCTTGAATACGGCGAAGCCGGCTTTAGTAGGGCCCCCGAAGATGTTTCAACCCCAACCAACCTCCCACCGTCAGTCGTCCCCTTATGTAACCTCGGCAAAAAACCCCCTGTAGGGGCCTCTTTTTGTAGCGTAAATAATAATAAACACTATAAAGAATGGCCGTTTGGAGTAGAATATGCCAATAGTCACGATAAGCATGAACGACAAAGCGTATGAAATATACCGAAACTGGGAGAAGGGACTCAAGAGCTCAAGGGTATCAGCTGCCATTCAATTATGGCAGGCCCAGGTTTTAGATCATAAATATACAGAACACCATGGAAAGGTGGAAGAATGAGGGAGCAATTGCGAAAGAAGTTGATGTCATTATCCAAGAAAGAATTGGTGGCAATGGTATTTGACTCTGATTATTTCAGAGATATATTGGAGGGGGAAGAATGAAAGTCGACACAGGAGCAATAATGTTATTCAATAATTTAATTGGAACCTTTGGACCCGATCAAGTCGAAGGATGGATTGAAAGAGCTTTAGCGGCTCTTGAAAAGATTGCTGGTGATGAAGAATGAGTAACCGTTATTCAAGAACCGGGTTCACAGCCAGGGAAGACGCAAGACTTCGTAAACTCGAACATGAGTTATTGACAATTATTAAATTGCGATCAGGAAAGAATGATGACGGAGCAGCGATATCAAGATTATTCAGGGCCCAAGGTGACATTTCACAAGCCAGGTACCTTTCAAATCAGTGGAGGAAATCCAAATGACCCAGGAGCAGCTTTCAAAAAACGCTGTACTGCAACTTTTACAAGTGCTAGCTTGCACCTCTAGAGACTCGAAAGGGGTG